TATAACCATATGTTGAAAGATAAAGGTCTAAACATGAGATATGAAATGATAAAGAACGGCGAGAAGATACATTTCACTTATCTAACTACACCTAATCCTATAAATGAGAATGTCATTTCATTTATCAATGTATTTCCTAAAGAATTTGATTTGAGAAGATTTATAGATTATGATATGCAGTTTGATAAAGCTTTCATAGAACCTCTGAAAGCAATCATAACATTGATCGGTTGGAATGTAGAACCAGTCGCATCACTAGATAATTTTTTTGCATGACAAAAGAAGAACTTATAGAATTGATAACAAATCTTCATCCTGAAGATACAAAAGGAGAATTGACAGGTGTATTTATTGGAAGACATGGTGAGGTGGTTACCACTGATTCTATTAGGATTGACATGGATGGGGGTCGAGTTATATTGGCTCAGAAGGGATCGGGTGAAGCCGAACAAAACAAAAAGAACTGGCAACAAGAATTAGAATTTGCAAGGAATAGAAAATGAAACACTTGATACGATGGATGAAGATCAATGCCTTCATCAACTTATATCTCGGAATAATTTTAACATTCGTTTTGATTGCACTGGTAGTGGATATTACACTAGACAGTTATTGGCATTCAAATGACTTCAAAGATTTACTTTTAGGTAAAGATGTGGCATCTACTGATTAGTATCAAGTTTTATGTGTACAGTGTGTTGGTTGCTCACATACTTGCACTCTTCTATCTATTCCCTATTGCAATGTTTAATATCGTAATATATTCATTTGCATTATTTGTTTGTATGTCACTTATTATAGCATACGGACATTTCAGAATGCAAATAGAAGAGATTATGGAATTTTACGACTACGAACACCATAACGCATACATTATACATAACGAGATTGACCTTAAATTGAAAAGCACAGGGTATCACCTCACATAAATAAATGAGGGGTTAGATTTGCAGTTGGCAGTCTAACGAAATACACCAATATTGGAGTAATTATGAGAATAGTAATGTATATGTTACTATTTTCTGTGGTATTACTTCCTTCATGTGCCTCAGTTGGAGCAGTTATTGAAGGTGGTAAAGAGTTTACAACTGGCGTTGTTGATGGAGCAGTCAAAGGAACTGCAACAATCACCAAGGCAGTTGCTAATGATGTAGTATCAGTCGGAACATTGGCTGTTGATACAGCAACAGGTATCGTTGATAATGTTGCTGAAGAAGTCGACAGACAGACAGACGAACTACAGAATGAGCAACCTGAAAAAAAGTAGAGGATATCATTCCGACAGCAATGTTGCTTGAGGCGATGATGCTCTATTGTTCAGAGTTCCCACAGAAATGTAGAACTATAAAGGGGAACTGATAGTTCCCCTTTTTTATAAATAAAACTATGTATGAATATAATGTATTAGTAACAAAAGTGGTTGATGGTGACACAATCGATGTCGACATTGACCTTGGATTCGGAATGACCTACAAAAAACAAAGGGTCAGACTTATGGGTATCGATACTCCTGAATCTCGCACAAGAGATTTAGAAGAGAAGAAGTTCGGTAAGGCATCCAAGAAACATCTTAAAGACCTTTTATCTAGAGGTAAAGTCTCTCTCATTTCACACGACAAAGGCAAGTTCGGAAGAATACTAGGTGAGATATGGGTTCATTCTGTAGAGAATGAGGGTCATCCTGTATTTGAACATGAGTCTAAGTTTTGTGTCAATGCACAAATGATCAAAGATCACCATGCAGTAGAATACACTGGTGAGAATAAAGCGTTAGTACAACAACAACACATGGAGAACAGAAAGTTTCTGATTGAACAAGGTTTAGTATGACTCTCTTAGATTGTGTTTTTATATTATTATTCAGTATAATCTTTGCAATTCTATTGGTTATTGAAACACAAATCAGTTCTATCAAAGCCATGATGGAAGAACATACTCGCTATGAAGAACCATTGAAGAATGGTCACAAAAAGAAGTAAAAAACCCCTTTACATATCCTTATAAATAACTTATAATGAATCATATACATTATGAGAGGTGCATATGTCATTTATTAAAGACTTAGTAAAATCCAGTGGTAACGAATACGCTAGTATCGTTGCTGATGGTGTTGCAGCTGGTGATGTCGACTCCTTTGTTGATACAGGATCGTACATCTTCAATGCATTATTATCTGGTTCACTACACGGTGGACTTCCTTCAAACAAGATTACAGCAATCGCAGGTGAATCTGCAACTGGTAAAACATTCTTTGCATTAGGAATATGTAAACAGTTTTTAGCAGACAATCCAGATGCAGCTGTAATTTACTTTGAGTCTGAATCTGCAATCACAAAAGAAATGATCGAAGAAAGAGGAGTTGATTCTTCTCGCTTTGTTATTGTTCCTGTTGTGACTGTACAAGAATTCAGAACTCAATCAATCAATATCTTAGACAAGTATCTGGAGACTCCTGAAGACAAGAGGCCTCCAATGATGTTTGTTTTAGATTCACTTGGTATGTTATCAACTACTAAAGAGATTGAAGACACAGCAGACGGCAAAGAAACAAGAGATATGACGAGAGCACAAGTTGTCAAAGGTGCATTCAGAGTATTGACTCTAAAACTTGGTCGTGCAAAAGTGCCAATGGTTGTAACCAATCATACATATGATGTAATTGGTTCAATGTTCCCACAAAAAGAAATGGGTGGTGGTTCAGGATTGAAATACGCCGCTTCATCTATTGTATATCTTTCTAAAAAGAAAGAGAAAGAAGGAACAGAAGTCATAGGCAACATTATTCATTGTAAGAATGCAAAGAGTAGATTGACTGTAGAAAACAGAGTCGTAGATGTAAGACTATCATACGATAAAGGTTTAGACAGATATTATGGTCTACTTGATCTTGCACTTGCAAGTGGTGTTTTCAAAAAATCATCAACAAGGGTTGAATTGCCTAATGGCAAAACAGAGTTTGCAAAAACTATCAATAACAATCCCGAAAAGTTCTTTACAGATGATGTAATGGAACAATTAGAAGAAGTAGTAAAAGGATATTTTAAATATGGATCAAGTGAGACTAGAACAGACGATACTCAGGAATCTGATTCAGAGTGATACTTTTTGTAGAAAAGTAACACCTTATCTCAAATCGGAGTATTTCACCGAGAGTGATGAGCGAAGTGTATTTGAAGAAGTACAAGCATACTTTGACAAATATAAAAAACCACCAACAGTAGAAGCACTTCTCATAAACCTTGAGAACAATTCCTCTTTGACGGATAATGTACTCAAATTGTCTAAAACCACTGTTGAGAAATTTAGAAAGCAAGAAGACACACCACAAGATTGGTTGGTCGAACAGACTGAACAATGGTGTAAAGATCGTGCTATCTATATCGCTGTCATGGATTCTATTGAGGTTATCGATAAGAAATCTCAGAGATCAACAGGTGAAATACCCGAGCTCTTGAAAGGTGCTCTATCAGTATCATTTGATACACACATTGGCCATGATGTCTTAGAAGATGCTGATGCTAGACATGATTTCTATACACATGAAGAAGAGAAGATTCCATTTGACTTAGAATACTTCAATAAGATTACCAAAGGTGGTCTACCAAATAAGACACTCAACATTGTACTTGCAGGTACTGGTGTTGGTAAATCATTGTTCATGTGTCATGTAGCAAGTTCAGCTTTGATGATGAATAAGAATGTTCTTTACATCACCATGGAAATGGCTGAAGAAAGAATTGCAGAAAGAATAGATGCAAACATTCTAAACATTCCTATCAAAGAACTGCCTGATATAAACAAAAAGATATATTCTAAGAAGATTGATAAACTCAAAGAGAAAACAAAAGGCAAACTTATCATCAAAGAATATCCAACGGCAGCTGCTCATGTTGGTCATTTCAGACATCTACTACAAGAGTTATCACTAAAGAAAGATTTCAGACCTGATATTATCTTTGTTGACTATCTAAACATTTGTGCATCACATAGAATCAGACCTGGTGCTGGTGCAAACTCTTACACTCTAGTGAAGAGTATTGCAGAAGAACTTAGAGGTCTTGCAGTAGAGTTTGATGTGCCATTAGTATCTGCAACTCAGACTACAAGAAGTGGATTTGGTTCAACAGATATTGGATTAGAAGATACATCTGAATCTTTTGGTTTACCTGCAACTGCTGACTTGATGTTTGCATTGATCACTAGTGATGAACTAGAAGAACTAGATCAAATGGTGGTCAAACAGTTGAAGAATCGTTATAACGATCCGACCATCTTCAAAAGATTTGTAATTGGTGTTGATAGAAGTCGCATGAAGTTCTATGACTGTGAACAAGAAGCACAAGAAGAACTTATTGACAGTGCTATCAATGATGATGTTCCTGTCTTTGATAGAAATAGAGGCAGTGAAAAATTTAGTGACTTCAAGGTATAATTATGGAACCATTTGTAAAAAAACAATTTGATGAATATCAAGCAAATTATGTAGAGAAGGATGTTTTACCCAAAGAAGAGCTTCGTGATCGAATCATAGAAGACCTATCTTTTGTCTCAAAAATGGGAGTAGAAGAATACACTCTCTATCAAAAGTGGTTGGAAATACATATGAAGTATCCAACTCAGAACATAGGCACATTGTTCGGTGAAGAGAAACAGTTTGTAAATGAAAATCATCTAAAACTTATCAATGAATCTAAAGCAAACATTTGGTTTCCAGAAGATCCTATGGATTTCGAAGCACTTGAACCTGAACTGATTTATACAGATAGTTTGAAAGACAATAACTCAGCAGGTACACTAACTGAAAAATGGAATTGTGTTAGGACATTTACCTCTACTATGAAAAATTCTTCTAATATAGGTCGTAATCTACATTATCTAGTAAGAGACAAAGGAACTGGTAAATATCTAGGAGTTATCTGTATTACAGGAGATTTTATTGATCTAACACCAAGAGACGATTATATTGGTTGGGAGAGAGAATACAAAACTAACAGTGGTAAACTAAACAATTCTTGTATTGGTTCAACTATTGTGCCTCTTCAGCCTTTAGGATTCAATTATACAGGTGGCAAATTGTTGGCTTTATTGTGTTTGTCCGATGATATTCAAAAACAATGGAAAGAAAACTATGGTGATGTTTTGGTTTCTGTAACCACCACATCATTATATGGTAAATCTAAAACAGGTGGATTATCACAATATGATAGACTTACTCATTGGAAAAAAATGGGCTTTAGTTCAGGTTCATTGTCATACGAATTGACCAAAGATACAGAAAAAGAAATGTTGAAGTACGCTGAGAAACATTACAACGATAGATACTTTCTTTTATATGTTGCTAAACGAGAGAATGGTCAAACCCTAAAAAGAGATCATAGAAATAGAATGAGACATTTCATATACTCTAAGTTAGATATACCTAAAGATATCATTCGTAGTGATCACCAACGAGGTATCTATTATGCACCTTTATATGATAATACACGAGAATTCCTTAGAGGCGAAATAGAAGAAAAAGACCTAGTAAAAAGCATTGATACATCTACAAAAGCTTTGACAGAGTTGTGGAAAACAAAATATGCTAGAAAAAGAATTACAAATCTGGTGAATAATGGTAGAGCCAATCTAACAGAAACCTTATTTTATGATGATATATGTTTCCTATCTTGGGAAGAAACTAAAGAAAAATATCTAGGTGAGGTTGGTAGATAGCATAAATAGTGGATTAGTATGGATAAGTCACTGAAACATAATGATGTTATAGAATTGATCTCTGAAAAGATTGCTTTGAAGAGAGAAGTTCGTACACTTCCTAAAGATGATAAGAAATCATTACAGAGGTGTCAAAAAAGAATAAACAAGATTGAAAAAATTTTACAATCTAGACCATTACAGAAGTCATAAAAATAAATAACTGTAAACAGGAGAACTAATGGAACACCAAACTTATATCGATGATGAACTAAATCCTAGAATCGCAGTATGCGACACTTTAGCTACTTCGCTACAAGCTATACACGATTTTTTCAATCAATTTGATACATCAACTATGACAATGGCCGAATTACAAACAGCTGTTGATAGTTGTTCTATAACAGATTTTAGATCAAACTGGATTGACGACTATGTGACGAGTGAAGATACAGATGAGAGAGCTAGAACTTTTGTTCAAAATCAACTAACTTATCTAAACGAAAACATTTCTAATAATAGTACTACAAAAGCTGATTTAGAATCTAAAAAAACTGAATACGAAGCGAAGATAGCTGGTACTTGGACAGCACCTGTAGAATAATTAGAAATAAAATAGCATAAATAGTAGTATTGCACACATTTTTGTGTTATAATACTACTATATGGCAGCTAAAAACACACATTTAGAACACTTAGAAGACGAAATTCTAAATTTCGGTATCGATGGTGGTCGATCTGCAATAAACTTTCTTCAAGGTCTCAGAGACATGATGAAAGGCAATTCCAACTCATCTGTCAATATGACTGTAAAATGGGACGGTGCTCCAGCCATAATATGTGGCATGTTACCTATGACCAACAGATTTTTTGTTGCAAAAAAATCTCTATTCAATAAAACTCCACTCTACTATACATCTGAACAAGAAATTAAAGATGCACCTGAACTCAAAGGTGATCTTCAAACCAAATTCTTAGAGGCATATAGACACCTATCTAAACTTTCATGGAACACCATAATGCAAGGTGATCTAATGTTTACTCAATCAGATAAAAAAACAAAAAAGATAGATGGTAAGAATTATATCACATTTCAACCAAACACCATTCTATATGCTGTAGATATGGATTCTGAACTAGGTAAACAAATAGCATCTGCTAAAATTGGTATAGTTTTTCATACTACATACAGTGGAAGTTCTATAGAAGACCTGTCTGCTCAGTTTGGTGCCAACATATCTAAACTAGGTTCAAATCGTGATGTTTGGATGGATGATGCAACTTATAAAGATGTTAGTGGTAATTCTACACTTACAGCAAAAGATACAGTAAAACTAACACAAGTACTATCAGAAGTTGGAAAACAATTTCATCAAATAAAAAGAAAAGACCTAGATAAGTTCAACGAAATTCAAAATGAGATTATGAAGAAAGGTGCTGGTGCAACTTACAAAACATATGTCAACAGTCTGATCAGAGCAGGCAAATATAAACCTAACTACAATGATTACATGAAACACTTTGAAAATTATTGGAGAGACAAAGTAGTTGGTGCTGTCAAACAAGAGAAAACGAAAGAGATCAAAAGAGAAATAGGTGAACAATTATATAATGAAATGAGGTCAATAAATAAAATGATAACTGCCATGGCAAGATTCCAAGAACTAATTGTCATAGCAAAACAAATAATTATAGATGGCCTCAACAGAGCAAAGTCAATAGGAACTTTTATAACAACAGATACAGGATTGAAGACTGTAAATCCTGAGGGCTATGTTGCTATCGATAGAACAGGTTCTGCCGTAAAATTGGTGGATAGAATGGAATTTAGTCAAGCTAACTTCAATGCAGCTAAGAATTGGGATAAGTAATGAAAAATTTAAAAGATTTTTTGAAAGAACAGAAACTAAAGAGTGCAGTCTTTACATTTGGTAGATTCAACCCTCCAACTATTGGACATGAGAAACTTGTTGACAAACTAAACAGTGTTGCAAGATCATTTGGTGGTGATCCAATTTTATTTGCATCACATTCAAACGATAAGATGAAGAATCCATTAACACATAGAGATAAGATCAAGTATCTCAAAGCGTTCTTTGGTCGTAAAGTAAAAGTGATGGATGTAGATGCAAGACAAGTATTTCAGATTTTAGTGTTCTTATATGATCAAGGTTATAGAAGACTAGGTATGGTTGTAGGTTCTGATAGAGTCAAAGAATTCGACACTATCATCAAAAAATATAACTCAGTAAAAGGTCGTCATGG